ATAACCTTGCTTCTGTTGTTACTAACGTTAGTAACAAACCGGTATTGATAGATGGAAGAAAGTTGAAATCCATCAATCAATATTATAATAAGAAACGTTCGTTTTTACAAAGTAAATTGGAGAAAGTAAATGGCAAGAAAAATTCGAGACGGTTAGCGTCTTTAACAAGAAAAAGAAATAGCAAGGTAAGGGATTATCTTCATAAAGCAAGTAAAAAAATCATAGATATTTGTGTTGAAGATAATATAACTACATTGATAGTAGGTCATAATGACGGATGGAAACAGGAAGTTAATATAGGTAAGAGAAGCAACCAGAATTTTGTTTTTATCCCATTTGGTGATTTTATATCAATGTTAAAGTACAAATCAGAAAGACAAGGACTAAGATTCTTTGTAGTAAATGAGTCTCATACGTCAAAATGCAGTTCTTATGATTTGGAGAAAGTATGTCATCATAATACTTACGTTGGTAAAAGGTTGAAAAGAGGAATCTTTAGGACAAAAGACGGTGTGTTGTTAAACGCTGATGTCAACGGAAGTTATAATATTATGAGAAAAGTAAAAGGGGATGCAGTAATGCCACCCTATACAGGGTTTGGGTATAACCCGGTTAAGAAATTTATTAACTAATATTACAGGTGTAAACTTGTATATAATTACCAGATCAGTAGAATAAAGGAATGAAAAAGATAAAAGTAGACAAAGTGATATTATATTACATGGATCGGGTAGACCCTGACGGAAACCTATACCGGTTCTATGTATATAAAGGCATGGCATCTGAAATAGAATACTTTTGCACGGAAGAGGCAGGTAATATGACTATACCAATCGGAGAAGGAAAGTATATTGAAATCGTGCCAAGGGAAATAATGAAAATACCAGTAGGGGGATACAGAAGGCTTGTTGGAAGATGGAATTGTGAGACATGTTATGGGAAAGGCTGGTATAGGCTTTTTAATTATTTCAAATACAAGCCGACCCAATGTTTTATTAAAAAAATAGGACATGATAAAAATGGAAACGCAAGACACGAAATATCATTGTTTAATACCACTATAAATGTGACAAGGTATTTTAATCTGTGGAGAATGAAGTCGGGAAAGCATGCTATGGTAACAAACGAATGTGGTGTAGTAGATATTATAAAAGAAAAATTTGATAACATAAATATAATAGAATATGGATCTAAATAAATTGTACAAAGAAATAGAAGAAGCAGAGATAGATCTGAATACAAAAAGATTAAAGTACATCAAAGAAGCATTAGCGGAGAACGGTGGAAGCGTAAAGCTAAAATTTAAAGAGTTTAAAGAATGGCAAGAAGCTAATAACGTGTTTGACTTTGATGATCAGTTTCCAGTGATAATAGAAATTGATGGAAATTCTATGTATTTAACGGAAGTGTATGTCAAAAAAAACGATTTTCGTGTAGTCATGCTGGATTATACTGATATGACTTTTTATGATTATAGCAATCCAGGGGAAAATGAACAGGTTGCTTATTTTATTAACTATTGCTTAAATCAAGACAAAGATGGGAAAGAGTAGAAAAGATTATGAGAAGCTTCTTAACTCAATATATCCAGATAGAGACGATGAGGCATGGATCATTGGAGGAAAGAACAGGTATTGCGGTAGAGAGAATTATGGCACTATGATCAAAAGGTATGATCCTATTGGTTTTAATGTAGGGTACAGGGAATGGGCGGAACAGCCAGGGTAAGGCGGAGCCCGCCCTGGCATGAGGTCAGCCTGGCTGTTTGTGGCCAGGCCCATATATTAATCAGATAGTGAACAGCGAAAACAATATAAATATGAAAAATAAGTTAGTTCTTAATAGTGCAGAGGATGCTGAAATAATTTCAGTAAGATTAGATCCAGAGAGGTTTCCTATTGCATATGCAAACAAAGTAGAATGTTTGATGCTTTCCGGCTTAAGCGAAGAAGAAGCAAAGAAGGAGGCGATGATGCCAATAGACCTTGAATTGTATTATGAGGTAGGTGTAGGATTGATGGCCGTAGAGCCAGGGGCAGTAGAATCTGGAACAATATACAGTCCATATACAAGAGAATTGTATGATAATGCAAAAGTTTGATAATTATGAGAGTAGAAGATTTAACTAAGTTTGAAGAAGAATGTCCCACCATAGTAGTATTTAATACATATATGGATATTAGGGTTCCACTAACGAAGAAATGGAAGAAAATCATTGACAAGAGAGAAGATAAGCCAAACACGTATCATAATAATTTGATTAATTATATTTCAGAACAGATAGAGTTGTCCGGATTCAACATGAAAAGCATCGGGAACCTGTTAATAAAGGGAATCGTTTTCAATCAAAACGATTACTATAAGTATAACGACGTAGGAGGATTCCCGGCAACTATCAACGATTTGGGATATTGGGATAAAAACAGGGTAGAGCCAAATGAAGATTTTCACACTGTTAGGCTGTTTAATACAGTAAGTGTATATGGATTGATGTTTGGGCCCATAAAACAAAATAATTTCATTACGTTGGAAAACGATATAATGCAGATTAATGTTGGCAGCATAACTTACATCTAAAGAGATAAATCATGAAGCTATTATACTTAGTAGAGTCAGGAAAATCGAAGTTTCTTGTCTTCGACGAAATGCCTGATAAAATTAGCACAAAGTACGGAGATGATACCATTATTGGAAGGATAGGAGGTGTATTCTATGATTTCCTTGCAAAGAGAAATGAGAGAAGAGAAGCTTTCGGAGGTAGAAAGTTCGATATCGTACTTGACAACGGGGAGATAGAGAAGTGTGAAGGGCAATGGTGGGATGCGGTGACAGACAGAGCAAGAGAAGAATTGGAAAAAGAGGGAAATCCACTTTCTAAAATGGTACTGATTGGTGTTTCTTCAGTAGATAGATTATTGGATTGCTATGTGTATTGTGGGTTATGGGCATCTGAAAGTAAGATTAAAGAAATGATAGCCGAATACAAAGGTCGTATATATGAGTATTACGAATTTAAGGAAGAGGTTATTAATAAGATAAATGAGACCCGTAGAAAATTATATATTCAATCTTGGAAAGAACAGTTAATACGATCTGGGATGAGGCAGAAAAGGAAAGACGTGTTTGAATCACCAGATGGGCTGTATATTGAGATGGTATATGAGAACAAAGCGTTTGTGTCATATAGACCTATAAAAGAAACCCAGGATTTACCTATAGATGCAAAGTACATACCGCTTCTTACAAGGATATTTGGAGAGAACATACTTGCGGAGATAGGAGGAGGTAAGATATTTATAACTACCGGGAAATACGCTGTAAATTTTTGGTGCTGGGGAAAATAAAATTATGTATATAGTTATATTGCTGAATTTTAATCTATAAATAAAACAATATGGAAAGAAAAGTATCAGTTTACCCGTTCCCCTTTGGAACAAGGGTATTTATGCACAGAAACGGAGTGATTCGTGAAGCAGAATATCGCGGCATGAGAATAAAAGATACCGGTATTTGTGGAAACAACGTGGATACCGAACATATCTTTTGGTTTGGCAGCAAATTGGGAGAGGAAAAATTTAAGGTAAGTATGCCCATATACAAAACCGCTGAAGATGCAGCACAAGAAACTAATCCTGTACAATATGAGGTGTTGAATATAGAGTCTTTTTCTTTAAAATACTTACCGTATCTTATCTGGGATGGCATACAATTCTGTGGTTGGCTATGGGATGGTTCAAGACCGGTAAAGAGAGCAACACGGGAACCTTTAAGGGTTTGCAAAATTTATGGAGGTAAAGTTACCTTCGTTGATTATAGCGGAAACGAGTATTATGCCGAACACTTCCGGCGATTCTATCAGACCGCAGAACAATGTCGGGAGGCAAACAAACCAAAAATTGTCATGCTGGATGAAGAAGAGGATGATTTTGCAAAACAGAAGCGTGATGAGTTTTGTGAATACGTCAAGCATCATTGTCCCGGCTTTGAGGATAAAATCGAGTGGGAATATTTCCAAGCATATAAAACTATGCCGTGGAATCTGTCTCAACAAGTAAAGTTTTGGAGTAATTGTGGAATTGCCTTTAAATAGTTAGTATATGACATTTAAAGAATTTATGCAGGAGAACGGCTATGACCTGATAACTACCTTTTGGGAAGATTTCAGCGTAGCCGACAAGTATGGTATAGCAGGTGTCAAAGATACCTACAAAAGAGCGTTTAATGAATGGAAAGACGATTATAAGTTCTTTACAGAATTGACGCTGGTATTGAATCATAAAATCTGGCAGCATTATGAAAGCAATCGTGAACTGGCTGCATTGTATGACCGGTTGTGGCGGGAAGCCGACGAGTATGCCATGAACAACTTTAAGGGAGAAGAACTTGATTATTATTACAGAGTAACAGATTAGAAAGTGATTATGAAAAATACGATAGTAACAGGCAGCCTAATTGTATTCAGTGACGGATTTGTTTGGAAAAGATTGTCCAACGAAAAAGCCTACAAGATATGGGTGTCGGCAGAAAATGAAGATTTTGAGTTATACAAGGTGAGAGTAGATGATGAGTCCGAGTCATTGATAGAAAGTTTGGAAGATTTACAGGATGCCTTTAAACAAGGTCATCATGTATGTATAGAAGTAGGTAAGCTACCATATAGCATAGGTTTGAATTACTTACGAAATCTACAAGAGATGTCGGTGACAGCCGTGGATGATCTAATGGGATTAAAAGAACGTAGCAGGGAAGAGGCTCATAAGGCAAAGATGTTGAAAAAGCGTGCTGAAATTTGTGAGCGATACGATAAGAAAATCAGACAAGCAGAAGCGGAAAAGAAGATAATACTCTGTGTGTTTGATTATGGGCTGTCTACTGATAATGTTATATATTATTCTCACACGAACACTTTGTCTTTCAACTGGGGTAGTTACGAAAAGAAAATCACACAGGAAGAGTTTGACGACTTCGTAAAGAACGTAGACCGCTCCAAGTTGCCGGAGGGAATCAAGTTTGAACTTAAATAAAATATTAGATATGGAAAGATTGAATTTTGAAACATTGTTTCGTATCGTAAGATGGGATTACAACCGTTGTTTCAAGGATGAGTCGTTAGACAAGGATTTGTTTATGGGAAAATACGGGAAAGTTATGGGTGAACATTATTATAACAAGTTTATCCATGAATTTGACGGGAATATCCTGAAGATGATTGGTTACTTCAGAGGTTCCGAAAAAGAAGGGCAAATCTTCTGCGATATGATAACCGAACGTATTGAAAAATACGAAAAGAGAATGTCATATGATAAAGGTAAGTTAAACAATTAAAAAGATACTTATATGAACAATTCAATGGTCGCTCACTTGTGGGCAAATGAAAGTAAAGAGTCAGCAAATGGTAGTAACTTCTATTTTGAAGGAGAAAGTATTTACTCATATGGAAGGCATTTTGAGATTGGAAGAATCGTACGGAACAAGCGTGGGAGAAAGGCGTATTTGATTAATGATACATATTATTCTTCTACTACAAGCAAACATCAATATTATGTTCGTGAGGCAATACCAACTGGTTCAAAGGTGTTCTTTGTTGGATATAATATAT